ACATTAATTTAGATACTTTATTTTTATATAAACTAGTATATCCTTTTAGATCTGATATATATTTAGTTTTCGCTGATGCAATTTGTAGATCGCTTAATCCTTTAAAATTTGGTTGTATTGGTTTAGAAGGATGACCATTGCATTTTAAAGGTGGAGATATAATACATCCAAATGTACCTCTACCCAATAATTTATTATTTTTTATATTAGGTTCTCCACCTAATATATTCTCTATCTTAAATTTATATTTATTTATTTTATTAACATACATATAATAAATTAATAAATTTTATTTAGAATAAATTATATCGAACACCATGTGCAATGCTTCCAAGTGAAACACCAGGAGTATTCATCAATCGCATCAATCTATCTTGGTCAGAGACTTGAGTTCTTTGAGATTGTTGTGTATGAAACATTGTATCTGTTCTTTGAAAATTACTTGATATATGACAAATTCCTGGAATCTGATTTGGTATTGGTGCATTCCCAAAATTAATATCAGAAATTTGACCCGTTGTATGATTAATATGTTGCACTTTGGTTCCAGGTGATATACCAAGTAGTGTCCCACCAGCGGAAATATATCCAATTGGACTTGGTACAGAAGAACTTGAACTATAAAAAATATTAATTTTCCAATTATAAATTGCACCAATTTTAATTAAATCACTAATTGTTTTTCCAATTAGAATACCCTTAAATTTATTATTTTCAAATATATAAATCATTTCTGGGCATGTCTCACATCCAAATGATTTCCATTGAACATTCTCTCCGCAATATAATTTATATTCTGATGATGAATCAGTAGTTTTAGTAATTATCCAATAATCACTAAAAATACCACTTTTTGAAAGTATACTTGAGTTTGAAGGATTCTGAATCCAAATTTTTGCAATTGAATTTTGCTCTTCAGGGAGATCATTATTTGATATTATTTCATCGTTTATCTTCTTGATGCTTAGTAGTTGACTTAAAAACTTCGACATTGAAACCTAGATAAAAATATATATAATAGATTATTATATATATTTTTCAATTTTCTTAATCACAATAATCATATCTAAATAATGCAAAATAAATTAAGTATATTAATCCAAAGAAATATGCAATAATTGCCCAAATTATTTTAATTGGTTCTGACATATCATGTTTACTATTACATTGATAACTTAAATACGCTGCATATATGCCAATTAGAATTGATACGATTGATCCAAATGATGAAAATTGATTTATATTAGTACTAAATTTTTCTATTTTTCCATCTTTAATTGTTGGTTTATCTTCTAAAGATTTTACATACTTTATAATATATGCAGCGTCCATTCTATATATTTTATTAAGATTTTTTAATTACTATAATTAATTTTAATTACTTTTTTATTACTCTTAAATCTTACACTTCCTATTTCTTCTCCAAAGATTAAATTGTCAATTGTGCAATATACTATTCCAATATTATTAAATTTATATTTACTATTTTCTATTAATAATTTACATGCAAATAATATTTCTTCATCTAATACATTTTTACCATTTTTACATATAATTATATGTGACGATGGAAATTTATCCAAATGAAACCAAAGATAATTTGATTCTGACTCTTTAATAATATTCCAATTATCTTGTGCATTTTTACCTATCCAATATATTATTCCTTCTTTTTCAACAACTTTCATTGTTTTTACAATAATATATTAAATTTTATATATTATATATTATTTTTCAATTATTATATTATGAAATATATTTACCTATTATTATTAGTTCTAGTAATATATTATTTATTTTCTAATTTATTTCAAAAATTCTCTAATCAAGAAGATTTTGATCCCACATTAATTCCTACATCCTCAATAATTACTCTTGCAAAAGTTGCTCAGAAATTAGTTTATGGTAGTGGAACTTTAACAAATCCTGGAAATTTAACATTAGGAATATCTGGTAACCTTGGTAATTTAACAGTAACTGGAACTAATACAGTTAACGGTGAATCAACATTTAATAATAATGTAACAGTAAATGGTACTTCTATTTTTACTGGTAATAATAAAATTACTGGTAGTCAAACAATCACTGGAGATCATACAATTTCTGGTAATAATAATATAACTGGTGCAATCACGACTTCTACTGGTAATTTAAATGTACGTACAACTGATAATAATATGACAGTTGGTCTTGCATATACTGGTCCTGGGATTAAATCAATTAATAAAAATTTAGAACTTGGTGCAGGTAGTAATAATGTATATGTTGGTCCAGTAAATAATTCAGTGAAAAATAATTTAATTGTAACAGGTAATTCTCAAATAAATGAACTTAATAATGTATCTGGAAATACTAATTTAAATGGAAACACTAATATAATAGATCAACTTACCTTTTCTAAGGGAACAGCATCACCAGATAATACTATTATAAAATATAATGGTAATTTTTCATTTTCTAATACTAATTCACAACCATTATATTTATCAGAAAAAGGTGGTATTGTATTTAATAATGGTGGTTTATATTGTAATAAAAATGGAAGAAACATTATAGCTGATATATATAATTTAAATAAAAATCCTCATTTTAATACTTAATTATATTTTTTTTAAAGATATATAATATGAAATATATTTATTTTTTATTTATTATAATAATTTTATATTTAATATACAATTATTATTTAAATTGTAATGAAAATTTTGATTCGTCTTTAATTCCTGTTTCATCATTAGTTACTCTTTCCAAGTTTTCTCAAAATTTATTAAAAAATAATACATTAACCCATCCCGGTAATCTTCAAATTGGTATTAATTCTGCTCCGGGTGATTTAACTGTTACAGGTAATACTACTGTAACTGATATATCTTCATATGGTACATCCGGTGTACCAAGTAATATGCAAATTAATGGTCAAACTACTTTTAATGGAAATAATACATTAAATGGTGATCAAACAATTACTGATCATCAAAATATAAAAGGTAATAGTATAGTGAATAATGCAATTAATGCAACAGGTGATATAAATGTAAGAACCAGTGATAATAATACAAGAATAGGAAGAATGTGGACGTCACCAGGTATTTATGCAGAAGGTACTAAAAATTTAGAATTTGGTTCCGGAACAAGTAATGTATATATTGGATCAGGTCCTGGTGCACCTAGTTCTGCATCTAATAATATAATTGTTACTGGAAATATGAATGTTTTGGGTACTTCTCAAATAAATGCTGATTCTTCATTTAATGGTACGACAAATATTGGAAATTTATCAATATCTAAAGGTATCAATAGTCCAGATAAAGCATTTTTAGCATTTGGAGATAATACTGGATGGAGAACAAGATTTATCAATAGTGAATCAACTCCTGTAATGGATATAACTGATAATGGTAATTTATATTTAAATGGACCTTTGACTGCTAAACATCCTACGACTGGTGTTGAAATTAAAGATATTACTGACGATATATATAATCAAATCCATATTTATTATTCATATTATAAATCACCATGGAAAGGTGAAGGTAATAGTGAATCTTTTAATTCATTAACAAATCTCGCAAAAAAAGCAAATAATGAAAGAACATATAAATTTGAATATAAACCAGGTACATTAATTAATGAAAAAGGTGAGAATGTAGGAGGTTATGATGCTCATTATTCTTTTCGTAAAAGTTTAGATGTAATATATACATGTGGAATTAACGGTCTAAGAAAATCAGCTAATGTAAATGTAGATGAATATGATACTTTTAGACTTGATTGTACAACATAGTCAATTAAAAAGCACTTGACAATACTATCTAAAATTTAATAATTAATTTTTTAAAATACTATAATATGAAATATATATATCTATTATTTTCTATAATAATTATATATTTATTATATGTATATTATATCAAAAACGTTCAAGAAAATTTTGATCCTTCATTAGTACCTGTATCGTCTATAATAACATTAGCAAAAGTAGGACAAAAAATGGTAAATGGTGGTGGTACATTAACCAATCCTAGTAGTTTACAAATTGGTATACCTTCCGCTCCTGGAAATTTATTTGTTACTGGAAAAAATACTATTAATGGTACATCTACATTTAATAATAATATAACTGTAAATGGTGCTACTAATTTTATTGGTAATAATACATTAAGTGGAACTCAACATACAATTAATGGTAATTCTACTATTAATAATGGTCTTGATATTTCTGGATCTCTTACTAATAATACAACTGATGTTCATGCTCGTACAGGTGACATGGATACACGTTTAGGTGGATTATGGTCTGGACCAGGTATTTATGCAGAAGGTAATAATAATTTAGAAGTTGGATCTGGTAGTGGAAATATTTATATAGGTGCATCTGATAATAGTGTAACTAATAATTTAACCGTTACAGGAAATTCTCAAATAAATGGAAGTTATACTGTTAATGGAAACTCTATTTTAAATGGTAAAAGTACAAGAATTGGTGATATATATATTAATAAACCAGACTCAACAAAATCACAGCAAATTTTAATAGGCGATGGAACCGGATGGAGACTGCGATTTGGTGCTAATTCTAATAACCAGTTTATTCCATCTGTTGATATATATGATAATGGCAATGTATATGCAAATGCTAATATTTATGCAAGAAATGGTAGAAATTTAGTTGATGATTTATATAAAAATATTACAATAGTGTCTACAGCGTATCGTTCATCATGGGTTACAGAAAATAATTCAAGAGCGCTTGATGCATTAACAAGAGCATCATGGGCTGCAAATAAAGATAAAACATTTAGATTTCAATATATGGCGGGTAGAGATGCAAATGGTAATGTATATGATCCTCATGTAAATTTTCAAAAATGGTTAGATGTTACATATACATGTGGAATTGGCGGTATTACTAAAACTAAAACTATTTCGGGAGCCGATCAAGATACATATGTTACAATTGATTGTTCAGATGCACTTGATAAACCTAGAACAATACAATCAATATTTGGATTACCACCACGATAAGACACTTATCGGTCATAGCGTAGAGGTCTAACCTTTCATCTATTCTAAATGTTAAAAACTATTTTAAACGTTAAGAAAAGAAAATTCAAAAGATTTTCTTAACGCTCCAAGCGTTGGTATTGAACCTTGAGACCAACCATTCACCTGTCCTAAATGTTAAAAACTATTTTAAACGTTAAGAAAAGAAAATTCAAAAGATTTTCTTAACGCTCCAAGCGTTGGTATT